AAATAATTTTTCAAACCCACCTTAATTAAAAATCGCCCCAATCAACGCACCAATCCCGCCTAGCACAAAAAATGCAACTATCAACAGCACTAAACAACCCTGTGCCCCTTCATCCCCATAAAACGCCTTTGCCAATAAAATAGCCAAAAAATCAATCATTTCTAAAACTCCTTTTTCTTTTATTATACCATAAATTTTCTCTTTCGTCAACTTTCCTAATTTTTAACCCATCGCCGCCCTCTACGTCCAAAATTCTCTCCGAAAAAAATTTGACCCTCTTTAACCTTTTGTGATATAATAATAGTAGAAGGAATTAAAACAGGAGTACCTCTACGTTTTTTAGCACTTTTAACATTTCTTACTTACACAAAAAACCTTCACCAAAAGTGTCAAACGTAGATTTTAAATTATAAAAAATGCCAAACACGAAAAAAAATCGACTAAAACTCGACTTTTCCCTTTCAACAAATAACGAACGTATTCAATTTTTGGAAGAGTACCTCGCGCAAGACCAATTTAAAACAAAACCCTTAACGCCCGATGAACTCGAAACTTGCGCCAACTACGTACTCTGGGGAAAAGACCCAAAAACTGGCCTAAACGCCAAACAATCAAAATATATTCAGCTTGAATCGCGCAACAAAACCTGGGACGTCGCCCAAGCCGAATCTCTTGACGCCCTAATGGAAACCCCTGGATTTTCGGAAACTTCAATTTAGTCTCCTAACTCTCCTCCTCTTAAACAACCTCGCATTGTATTTTCAAGAGAAGAAGCACGCAAACTTGCGCCGCCTCATATTTTGGAGAAGTTGGAAGATCTTTGGGAACAAATTGATGAGTTAGACCTTGTTATTAATTTTTATGACCTCGCGCACAATAAGCGTAAACTTGAACCCAGAAAAGAACTCCTTGAACGTTTTTCTCAAGAAGATATTGAGTATTTAAAAGGAAGAGCAAATCGACTTAATTAGTATAACTATTTAAAAACTCGTCACCTTTTGGTTGAATTGCGCCGTGAGCAATTTTCTTTGAAGGATTATTACAATCCAACTATTCAAACTTTGGATAATAGAGAACCTGATGTGGTTTTAAAACCCGTATTCGATGCGGATATTAAGGTAATGCCTTGCGGGCTTAGGTATGAGGAAAACAAAAAGCTCTTCCCTGAGGAAAGATTCCCACTTCCTTAGGATTTTAGTGAGGAAGAGATTGAGAAGGTTATTCGTACTTACTGGGCGCGAAAGGATGAAAAAATAGAAACCTTTGATTTTAGAGAGTTAGAACACGTTTACAATGCTTTTGTTATGCTTGATGAGTTAAAGGATTTTTAGGAAAGAGAAGATGTGTTTTCCACAATTCGTCCTTTCCTTAATACGCTGGACTTTTATGTTAAACGCGCGCAACTAAGTGAAATTCACCAAGACATTTTAAACCTAAAGTTAGACCACGTACAGAATTAGGATATTGCAAAAATTATTAATAAGAAATATGGCAAAACCTATAATCCAAATTATATAAGTACAATATTCCGTCATCATATAATTCCTGCAATTAATGATGCCGCCGCACTCCACGAAGAAATCGTAGTCAACTTATGCTTTGAGGAGAACTTTAAAAAGTGTAGAGGATGCGGCGAAACTTTACTTATCTCTACTGATAATTTCGTGCGCAAAGCTCGCTCTGCTGATGGATTTGCCACTCAGTGTAAGAGATGTGATAAGAAAAAAAGAGAGGCACGAAAAGGAGAGTTGAAATGATTAATAGACGACAAAATGATGAATTCCTTTCATTACTGGTTAAGTTAAATGCCGTTGAGGCTTATGGTTTAGCCAAGGTAATGGGAGTTTCAATTTTCGCTGACGGCGGCGAAGCCTTAAAAACAGGCGAAACACTTTTATTTGACATGGTTGAAAAATTTCCAACACTGCGCCGCACCCTACGTAGAGACATTATCAAAATGCTACGGGAGGTAAAACACGATGGCTTTAGCACCGAAAATTAAAAAGAAAAGTTCTTTTGGGTTTAAAAAGTGCCAACGCTGCGGCGGCGAGTTTGGAGAAGAAAACTTTACATAGACAAACTCCTATTTTTTCAATGGGAGTTTGCCTGTTTGTAATGGATGTATTACTGACTTTTTGAAAGAAGCTGACTTTGATTGGCGCGCGGTTGATAAAGTTTGCCAGTGGGCTGACTTACCTTGGGTTCCTAAGGAATGGGAGAGGTTAAAAGAGATGAACTCCGAAGAGAATATCTGGGGAGTTTATGCGGCAATTTTCAAGGGAGAAGAATATATTAATATTGGCTGGGATGATTATTATCATCAGTTTAAAGCTTTAAAGGAACGAGGCGTCATTGAAGATGAACTTCCTTTACTTAGAGATGAAAAGTTTAACAAGTTAAGAGAGAAGTGGGGTGCGAATTACGATGAAGAACAACTCATTTACCTCGAAGATCTTTATAGTGGAATACTTAAGACTCAAAATGTTAATGGCGCGCTGTAGACAAAACAAGCCCAACAATTGTGCATGATTTCTCTTGAACTTGAATCGAGAATTCGTGCCGGAGCAGACTTTGATAAACTTTTGACTAGTTATGACAAACTTGTTAAGGTTGCGGAGTTCACTCCCAAAAACGCAAAGAATGCTTCGGACTTTGATTCTGTTGGAGAATTATTCCGCTGGCTTGAGAAGAGAGGTTGGAAGAATAAGTTTTTCGATGGAGTTACAAGGGATATTGTTGATGAAACAATTAAGAATATCCAAAGTTACAATTAGCGTTTGTATACAAATGAATCCTCAATTGGAGAAGAAATAACTCGTCGTCTTGACGCACTTAAATCTGCCAAAGAACAAGAAAACTTTTATGATACTAATAGAGAATATGATTTAGATGAATTTGAGAATGAAGGTTTTGAGAAGTTATTTAAAGAAGATGAAGAGTTTGAGGTTGAGGTGGACTAATGAGCGAGCCTATTAAATTACTTTCTTTAAATAGAAATGATGATAATTATATACCTATACAGCGCGAAGGCATAGAATTAGATAAAGGTGTTGTTTTAACTAATGACTATTTGGAAGCCCATGAGGAATTGTTTAAGTAGTATGCTGAGTTCTTCACGGCTTATCCAGATGTATTTTTAGACTTAATTAAGCCTGTTGATTCAAACTTTGATTTATTTTTCTATCAAAGAATTGTCTTGCGCGCGATTATGCGGTTTAAGGATATTTTTGTAACCGCTCCTCGTGCTTTCTCAAAATCATTTTTAACTATTCTTGCGATGATTCTTTAGTGTATTTTTATTCCTGGTACAAAACGATTCATTTGCGCTCCTAATAAAAACCAGTCTGCGCAGATTGCAAAAGAAAAAATCACCGAAATCTACGACAGATGGCCACTTATACGGCGCGAAGTCATTGGCGGAGATATTTCAGATACACCTGGTAATTTTGGTAAAGACTATGTAACTCTTAAATTTCGAAATGGTTCCCAATTTGACGTTGTCGGCGCCTTAGACTCCCAACGTGGTGGTCGTAGACATGGCGGCCTTATTGACGAGATTCGTGACCATGATGAAACAGCCATCAACGAAATTGTTTTACCTCTAATGAACGTTTCACGCCGTTTGCCAGACAATACCGTAAACGAAAAAGAACCAAACCAAGAAGTAATTTGTATGACTTCTGCTGGGGTTAAAACTTCTTTCGCTTATGAAAGACTTTTAGATACTTTTGAAAACTCCATTATCGACCCTGACCATTCATTTTGTTTAGGTTGTGATTATCGTGTTCCAATGCTTCATGGACTACTTGATAAAACCTTTATCAATAAATTGCGCATGAGCCCTTCTTACAACGAGGAGTCCTTTGCGCGCGAGTATATGTCCATTTGGAGTGGTGGTAGTGATGAATCTTGGTTTAACTTTGACAAATTGGCAAAATATAGAAAAATTAAAAATCCAGAAAAGCGTGCAATTTTTAGAGCCGGTAGTGATCAATTTTACTTATTATCAGTGGACGTAGGAAGACTCCATGACCAAACAGTTTGCTGCGTTTTCCGAGTTAATATTGCCCAAGGAAGATATTACTCTACCTTAGTTAATCTTTTTGTTCTTGGTAGACAATCTCAAACCAAGACATTTACACAACAGGCTATCGACTTAAAAACCATCATTCGAGACTTTAATCCTCGAGAGGTAGTAATCGATACAAACGGCCTTGGTATCGGCCTTGCCGATGAAATGATTAAACCCCAATATGATGAGCAAGGAAATTACCTTCCAGCATATGGGTTTTTTAATGATAATGAGTATAAAAAGATTCAACCAAAGGATGCGCGACAAATTCTTTATTCTTTAAAGGCAAATGGTCCTTTAAACTCTAAAATTCATGGTAATTGCTATTCAAGATTGAATGGTGGTATGGTTCGTTTCTTAATTAAGGAATAGGAAGCAAAGAATGCTTTGCTTGCAACCAAAAAGGGACAAAAAATGTCCATTGAAGATAGGGTCAAGAGATTACTTCCTCACGAAATGACCACTAAACTTTTCGAAGAAATGGCTAATTTACGTTTAAAACGGACAGGTACTGGCTTAGACATTGTTCTTGAGCAAATTAATCCAAGATTTCCTAAAGATAAGTATTCTTCATTCGCCTATGGGCAGTGGAGAATCAAAGAAATCGAAGAAGAAGCCGCCAAGAAGAGTCGACGTCGTTTTGGAACCTCTGGCGGCGAACGTAAGTTGGTGTTCTTTACGGGAGGCTAACGATGTCGGAAAAACTAAATAAGGATAATGCGGCCAACCAAATCCCTCAGAGATTTACATTAGACTCCTTTAAACGCATTTCTAATCAAATGGTCGCAACAAGCGAGACTGCTTGGAATAACAACAATAGTCGTTATTCTCTTTATAGAAAACAGAAAGAATATACGATGAAAGAGATTCAAGAAATTATCAACTCCAATGATACTGTTCTTCAAGCAAAATTATCTCGCGATTTCTTTTATAAAGACGGATTCTATAAGCGTATTTTAATGTACTACGCAACGCTTTTAAAATATACAGGTGTGTTAATTCCTAATCCCGCGCCTGGAAAATCTCTCTCCGAAAAATCTCTACAAAAGCGTTATTATAGTGCTATGGAGTATGTCGATAGAATGTCTTTAAGCACTTTACTTACTAATTTCTCAATTCGTGCACTTATCAACGGTGCGTATTATGGAGTTTTAGTCGGTAAAGATAAACACGACTTTGTGGTATTAGATTTACCTCAAGGTTATTGTAGAACTCTCTTTAAGGATTTTACTGGGAATGATATTATTGAATTTGATGTTTCTTATTTCAATACTATTTCTAATAAAGAATCCAGACAAGAGGCATTAAAACTTTATCCTAAAGTTATTTCATCTTATTATCGTTTATGGGTAAAAGACAAGGTAAATACTCCTTGGGTAATCATCCCAAGTGATATTGGTATTTGTTTTCCATTTTATGATGGCGCGCCTTTGTTTTTGAATATTATCCCTGCAACGATTTAGTATGATGAAGCAGTTGAGACCGAAAGGGAACGCGAACTAGAGGAAATTAGAAAAATTATAGTTCAGAAAATTCCTCATTTAACTGATGGCGGTCTATTGTTTGAACCAGATGAAGCAGAAGTAATCCATGAAGGTACTGTTGGTATGATGAAAGGAAACAAAAATGTTTCTGTTTTGACTACTTACGCGGATGTTGATTCTATTATTTCAAGAACAAGTTCAGAAGCAGCCAACAATGCTTTAGAAAAAATGGTTCAAAATATTTATGCAGAAGGCGGCGTTAGTGGTGAATTATTTGCTGCAACGGGTAGCTCTTCTTTGGAAACTTCAATAAAGAATGATATTGCTTTAATGATGTCAATTGCGAATAAATATGGTCGATTCATTACAAATGTTGTTAACAGGCTCTTTGGAAATGGCGCTTTAAGTTTTAAATATTTAATGTTACCTATTTCTTATTATAATGAATCAGATTATATCACTGACACATTCAAACTTGCACAGAGCGGATATAGTTTCCTATTGCCCGCTCTAGCCTGTGGTTTTTCTCAACTTGAGTTTAGTAATTTAAAAGACCTGGAAAACGAAGTATTGAATTTGGGAGAAAAATTAATTCCTTTAAAATCAGCTTATACAGCGAGTGCTGGGGAAGAAAGTGCAGGAGCAACTGAAGAAGGCGGACGGCCTTCGCTAAAAGAAGAAGATAAGACTGAAAAAACTATCGAAAATGAAAAATCTATTGAAAATCAAGGAGGCTCTAACTAATGGATTTAAAAGCTGTTAAAGAGTTTCCGATTACAGTTTATAGTATCACAGAGAAATATTCTCCTACTATTTCAAGAGGAAGATGTAGAATTTTCTACAAGTATGAGAACAGAAATGGTAGTTACATCAGTGATGAATTTGCTGAAAAATTAATAAAGACGCTACCTTACACTCCGGTGAAAGGTATTTACGATAATTTTGAAGAAGATTATTCTGACCATGGTAACAAAAGAAGCCTTGGTAGAATTTATGGAGTAGTTCCAGAAAATCATAATTTTGCTTGGGAAAAGCATTTGGATGAAGATGGTATCGAGAGAACTTATGCCTGCGCGGATGTCTTCATTTATACTGCTCTTTATGATGAAGCCGAACAAATTATTGGAAAACCCCAATCAATGGAGATTTATGAACCATCAATTGCTGGTGATTGGACAGTAATTAATGGAAAGCAATTATTCCGTTTTAGAGAAGGTTGTTTTTTAGGGCTTCAAGTATTAGGAGACGAAGTTGAGCCTTGTTTTGAGGGCGCAAGCTTCTTCTCTCTTACTTCAGAATTAAAAGATTTAGTTAAGAAAATTGAAGAATATTCTCTTGATTCTAAAACACAAGGAGGACAGTCGGAAATGTCAAAATTAAATTTTAAGCTTTCTGACGCGCAGAAGCATGATTATCTTTGGTCTCTTTTAAACCAGAATTATAACGAGGAGAATGGTTGGATCATTGATTACACCATTACCGAAGTTTATGATGACTACGCTTTAGCTTATAATTATGCCGAAGCCAAGTTTGAAAGAGTTTACTATACAAAAGACGATGAAAATGACGAGATTTCAATTAATGAAAAGATGCCCGTTTATATTATGGATCTTTCCGAAAAGGAAAAAGATACTGTAGAGACTCTACGTGCTCTAAATGGCGGCTCTTATGAGCTAGTTGATGAAACTCTCGAACACGCGGCAGAATATAAAGAAAGTAGTGAAAATTTTGGTCTCAAAATTGAAGAGCTAAATAATACTATTGCTACTTTAACTACGGAAAGGGATGAAGCGGTTGAAAAGTTTAATGCTATTGATGTAGAATCTTTCAATGTCACAATTGAAAATCTAAGCACCCGCATTGAAGAATTAAACGACAAAAATGCAGAACTTGAAACTTATAAGGCTAATGTCGTGAAAGCCGAGAAGGAAGCTGTAATTAGTTCCTATGCTGAAATGCTTAGCGATGAGAAGATTGCCGAATTCAAGGCGAACCTCGATAAGTATGAAAATGCTATTGAACTCGATAAGGAATTAGCTTATGAGTTAAAGAAATCTAATCCCTCAGTATTTTCAAGGGAACCTCAATATATCCCTAAAGATGCACCAACTGGTGGTCTTGAAGACATTTTATCTAAGTATAAGAAATAATTGGAGGAAAGAAAATGGCTCAGAAAAGATTTAAAATTGACGGTTATGGTCAATTAGAGTTAAATTTAGTAGCTTTCCCTCGTGATGGCCGTATTGAAGCCCAGTGCGCTCTAGGCGAAGATTTTGCTGAGATGCCCGCTGAAAACGGAATGCTACTTATGGTTGATAACATTGCTCGTGAGGTAAAACTACCTGTTCCTGGCGAAGTTTTCCCCATTGCACTAAATTATTCTACTGAACATATGTACGACGAGAGAACAACTGGTCTCAAGCACTTTAAGCTAGAGCGTAATCACTTCTATCCCCGTCTAGGTTATCTCTCTGTTGGCGATAAGTTCACAACTAACTGCCTAGCATATGACGATGGCGAATTTGCTGATGAAGAGGCTGTAAAGGAAGCTGCTAAAGGCGAAGCCAAACTATACGGCGGCGTATCCGAGACTGGCGCTATCCTAGTTTCTGGTACTGCTCCTGCTGAAGGTCCTGTACTAGTAGCAATCCGCGGCTGCGGTAACGGCTCCATGCCTGATGGTCAGTTCGCAATTCAGTTCCAGTGTGTGAAGGCGTAAGGGAGGTAAATAGAATGGCTACAATTAAAGAATTAAAAGAATTAGCTCTACATGCAGCCAAAGGCACTGCTCCCGCTAATTTCTCAACTCAGAATGTAAACGACGCTCTCCGTGAAGAGATGCGCGCTCTAGCTGGCTCCATTAATGAGTTCCAGCGTAATAAACATGATATCTTTGATATCATCATCACTGCTGCTGATGAAGTAGTACCTAAGAAAGTAATGGATGCTGTCGGCATGTTTGCTGAAGTAGTATCTGTACCCCAGGGACAGAAGATCATGTTCAAGACCAAGAAAGGTCATGCTCGTGCTCGTAAGTTCCTAACCCAGGTTGGTTTAAGTGGTCTATATGAGACCTTCCGTCTAGACAACGATACCTTCGAACTACAGGGTATGGCTGTTGGCGGAGCTGCCCGCATTGACTTCGAGCGTATGCTTGACGGTGCTGACAACATGGCTGATCTAATGGACATCATCACAACTGGTCTAACTGACGCTGTATTTGTACAGATTCATAAGGCTCTACGTGCTGCTGTCGAAACCACAAATCGTCCTGACACCAACCTAGTAATTGACAACGTATTCAATGCCGAGTCCATGCAGAGACTAGTAAACGTAGTTCGTGCATATGGTGCTGGCGCAGTAATCTTTGCTCCTCCAGAGTTCGTTGCTGCTATGGGTCCTGATGCCATCGTTCCTGTTGGCACCAATTACCAGGGCATTTATCATCCCCAGGATATCGATGCTATCCACAACACTGGCTTTATCACCCTATTCCGTGGTACTCCCATTGTTCAGATGCAGCAGTCTTTCGTTGATGACACTAATACCACTACTTGGGTGGACCCCCAGATTGCTTATGTTCTTCCCACTGGCGGCGAGAAGATTGTAAAAGTTGGTCTAGAAGGTCAGACTCAGATGTGGGATTTCATCAACCCCGATCAGTCTATTGAAATTCATACCTATAAGAAGATGGGTAGTGCAATTCTAGCATATAACAACTGGGGTATCTACCAGAACACTGGTATCACCCAGACTTATGAAAATCCCTACGTAAATCTATAATTTTAAAATATGAATGATTAAAGGGGAAGGAAGCGAGCCTTCCTTCCTCTTTATTAATTTGAGTGAAAAGGAGATCTTATTATGAGTGATAAAGTTTATTTAATTAGTACCGTCCGTGGTAATATCACGGTTTCTGTTCCACAGATTAATTTTCGTCGTACCTGGACGAAGAAAGGAATGAGAATTCCTGTCGAGAGAGAAAAGCTCGAAGAAATGCAATTTGACCCTGGCTTTGAGTATATGTTAAGAAAAGGTATTCTTTATATTGAAGATATGCAGGTAAAAAAAGACCTTGGACTTGAACCTGAAGATGCAAAAGAGCCAGTTAATATATTAGTTTTTAATGATAAGACTATAGAAGATATTCTAAAGCAACCTGTTTGGCGTTTTAAAGAATTGATTGGTAAGTATTCTGTAGACCAGTGCAAGAATTTAGCTGATTATATGCTAGAGAAGAAGCTTTTTGACTATGAGCGTTGCTCCGTTGTTAAGGAGATTACTGGTATTGACGTACTAAAGATTCATGAAAACAATATGGCTGAAAAAGCTTTAATTGAGAAAGAAAAGAAAGCCGCCGAGCAGGCAAATGCGCAGAATCCTTTTAGAGTTTAACATAAAGGAGGCACACAATGACTCCCTATCAGAAAGTTTATGATGCTTTTCTAGCTAAAATGCTAGAAGATGAATGGGGAAATTGGGAGATTGAGGATGTTGTTGCTGACTGGCGCGCAATGTTAGAAGGCGCGATTCCTTGGTTTAAATTTCCTCGCGTGTCGCTAGAAAGAGACGATAACGGTTTTATTGAAGATTTAAATAACGAAGAAATTCAAATTTTGGCGTGTTATATGAAATGTGAATGGTTAAATAGAACTATTTTAACTTGGGAGAATGTCAAGCCTTTATATGAGGAGAGAGACTTTTCCCAGGCAAACTTGCTTGACAAGTTTAATAATATGCTTGAGCAAGAAAAATATAATGCAACAAAGCTAGAAAGAGTTTATTACCGTTCACGCCGCGGTAAACCTTTCGATTTTAAGAAATTAGCTGGGGAACAGTAATGTTTACTTATCCTGAGCTAAGAGAAGGATATAATAATAAGCTTAGAAATAAGTTATATGGTCTTCTTTGTGAACGAGAGAAAAATCGCGAATGGGAGAAGTTTTTAGATTCAATTTTGATTGAATTACTTGGCTATCCCGAAGAGGAGAAGACCATTAATTATTATGTCTTGTATTTTAAGCTGAGTTCACTTCGTTATTTAAGATATGATTATTTTCGTTCAACAGTTTTTGATTGTATGAATTTGCTTGGAAAGAACTAATGAGTTATTTTGAGGAAGTTTACAAGAAAAGATTGAATCGTTATGGTACCACCTATCAGACACGCATTTAGGGCAAAAGAGAGCATGAGTTTGAATTACTGTGGATGAAGAGTACTTATTAGGTAGATTTTGAATATGAGAATGAAAAGTATCCTGGATGTATTGAGAGATATAAACAGGATGAAACCGAAACAGTTCAATATTTATTAACTCGTGTAGATCTTGATATGCCGAATGGCACAATTTTAATGATACCAAATAAGAATGGGGAAGAGAAGCCTTGGATGATTTGGTATTTAGAAGAAATCAAACGCAGTGGATATAATAGATATATAATGTTGAAGATGACTCATTTTATTACGTGGACTGCGCGCGATGGTGAAAATTATTCATCTTGGGTATATATGTATGGCCAAGAGAATAATATGCTTAAGGATGAAATACGTTCTAGGAGTCGTATGGATACTTTGTATTCAGAAAACTTAAAGCTAAGTTTCTTTGTAATGCCTACTACGCCAAAAATTAAAAAAGATGATTATTTAATTATTGGAGAAGGTGAGTTACAAGAACAGTATCGAGTTACTGGTTATGATATTCAATCCTCCAAAGGAGTTGAATATGTATCTGTCGATCCTATTTATGAATATGATTCTTCTCCCAAGCCTGAACAAACAGAAGAGGATGAAGAAGAAGAATTCTTCTGGCTAAATGGGGGTGTAGAGTAATGAAAGTAAGACAATTGCAGGAGATGGGCTACAATCTTTAGAATATTGTTAAAAGGTTGACGGCAAATCAGAACTTATTAAAGTTGCTTTACTATACTGATAAAGACCCCTTTAGTCAGTAGGATTTAACCAAAGAACAAGTTCAAAAAGAGATTTTTGAAAAGTTAATAAAAATTGTCCCAAGAGTCGGCGCGGAAGCAAAAGAAGGCGCGCAATCAATTATTGCTTTTAGAGTTACTCGTGGTAGAAAAACTACGACGAATTCTGAATTTCAAAATATTTCACTTGCTTTTGAAGTTTTCGTTCCACTTACTCAATGGATTTTAAAAGATGTTAGTTTAAGACCTTTTTTGATTATGAGTGAAATTTAGAAAAGTCTTGAAGGCAAGGTTATTGAAGGTTTAGGACGAATTGAATTTGGGGGTTTCGATTTGAACTTCCTAACTGAAGAAATGTCTTGTTATGAAATGACTTTTAATATGGTGGCTTATGAATGATGTTGTATCTTTTATTGGAGAACCATTGTTCTTCCAAAAAGATATTTATATCTATCCCCCAAAAGTTAAAGATGTGGTTGCCAATAGATATTTTGGGACTTATTAGAAGTTGTTGACAACTTCTCAAGAAGAGATTGAGGATGAGTATGTTGAAAAGAAAATTGATTTGAAAGATATGCTCACTCCTCTTGAAACTCTTTTAGCACTTGCTTATTAGCAAGATAAGATTCATTTGTTAATAAAAGATGCATTTAAGTTTTTCTTGCGCGAAGAAGTTACCTTACTTTTTGAGCAAAAGACAATAGTAGTTGGAGATTTGAAAGAAGTTTTACCAAAGATTAAGAACGTTTCTGAATTGAGAACTATTAATGAAGAAAACTTTTTTGCCTTTTAGAATATTGTGCGCGAAGCGTGTGGTTAGAAAGCAATTGAACCACCGAATCCAAATGAGCATTGGAAGATTAAACAAATGAAGGCTCGCGCGCGTTATAGAGATAAAATAAAAGCCAAACAACAAAGCAAAGATGGATTGGATTTAAAATCTACTTTGGTCGCAATTTGTTGTATGGGTATAGGTTTAACTCCACTTAATATCGGAGAGATAAGCTACTGCGCGATTTCGCCTATAATGCGTACTTTTCAAGAGAGAGAGAAGTATGAAGTTGATATTAAAAGCGTTATGGCAGGAGCAAAAAAGGTTAAACCCAAATATTGGATTAGGAAAATTGATGATTAAAATTAAAATTATATAGGAGGCTATATAAAAAATGGCTAGTATTCTTGATAGATATGGTATTAAAGAAGTTGCTGACGTAACTTTTTATGAATTAAATAATAACGGCATGCCTACTTCTCCTGTTCTATACCTAGACACTCTAAAAGTTTCTACCATTGAGCAGACCGCTGAAACCGCTGAGGCTCGTGGTGGTAAGGGTAACCCTGCTCTAATTATGTGGGACTATGGTAAGGAAATTAATGTAACTCTAGAGGATGCTCTATTCTCTGCCAAATCCATGGCTATTATGTTTGGTAATGGTAAGGTTAAGGAAATTGCTACTGGTAGTTATATTATGAAAACTGAAGTATTTACTTGCACCAAAGCTGTTGCTTCTATTGCTTATGATGAAACCGATGGTGGAGTAAAAGATACTGCTGCTTTAGCAGATTGCGGTTGGAATGCTAAGTTTGAAGCTCCCGATGGCAATAGATATGCTAAAATTAATCCTAAGTTCTATGACGAAAATGACAAGCTAGTAGAGAAACTAGAGGCGGATAATAAATATTTCTGTACTTTTGACCTCGCTGCTGAGGGTTCTGTCATTGAAATTTCTGCTAACAGCTTCCCCGGTACATATTATGTAACTGGTGATACTTTTGCTCGTAGCGAAGCTTCTGGTAAAGATGAATTCTTCCAGTTTATTATTCCTAAGGCTAAGGTACAATCTGAAAATACTATTACTCTAGAAGCTGAAGGTGATCCTTCTGTATTCAATATGAGTCTACGTGTTCTACGTCCTGCCGATGGTAAGATGATGAAGCTAGTTAAATATGAATTAGCTGGTGATGAAGGTGCTGCTGCGGAAGAAAATACTGTTGAATTAATCCATAACCATAACCTCGCTAAGGAAGAGGTTGTAGTTGCTGGCACAGAACCTGGCACAGACGAGCAGGCTGAAGGCTAATAATTAATTAAAAAATCTGTAAGGCGGAGGAGGTAATCCTTCGCCTTATTTACTTTAGGAGAGAAAAAGATGAATAACGACTTACAAGGTCTCAAAGAACTATACGGAGTCACACTAAAATCTACTTATCCTATAGAGTTAGGTAACAGAAAAATTGAACCTGGCGAAATTGTAATGGCTTTTGACAATATCCAAATTGGCGGTCTTTAGGAACTAAAAGACAGAGTTTCCGCGCGAGGTGGTTTCGACAATCGCGCGTGGGTAAACTGGGAAACAACTCGCGAAGTTCCACTCAGTTTTACACAAGGTATTTTTTCTGTAGACCACTTAAGTTTAATTAGCAATTCTCGTTTACTTGGTTCTCAAAAAATTTCTAATCCAATTATTCTAACTGAAAGAGAAAGTCTTGAAAGTTCGGAAGATGGATTAATTACACTTAAAAGAGAACCAAAGCAGAACCTATTTTTATATGATAGAGAAACAGGAGAAAAGCTTGATTTTGAGGTTTCGGGCAAAGAATTAAAAATTGAGAAACCATACAATGATGTTTATGTAACTTATGATTGGGAATATGTAAACGAAGCCCAAATCATCCAAGTTGGTAGACGTCTATGGAATGGCTATCTAAAACTCGAAGCCAAAACGCGATTAAAGGAAAGTGAAAACGGACGTACAGTAACTGGTATTATTGAAATACCAAGATTAAAATTAATGTCTGATTTATCTATTAGATTGGGACGTAACGCTGACCCAGCAACGGTTAATTTTAATGCTGTTGGCGTCCCCATG